TGGACCTGTTACAACTCGACCGCCGCCCGGACCCATAAATAAGTCCCCAATTGGTTCTGCTTCTGTAGATAGTGTTACATTTCCAGATGTAGTTATAGACCATGGACCTGTAATTGTAGCGTTTGAAAGCGCAGTATTAAAATCAGTCATTGACCCAAATATCCCGGATAGAGAGCTAGCTCCCGCCATGGCTGTGCCGGCGATATTGACATTAGCATCTGTATTAAACATGCTTTGTAGTTGCTCATTAACTGCAGCTTGACCAGCTAATGCTTGTTTAGATCTAGATCCGGCTGCTACACCTAATGCTGATGGTCCTCCGCTACGTAATATTATTCCTGTTGATACCATTTCATCTAAAGCATCTGCCATTCTTTGATCGGTAGTACGAACATCCATGGTTTCATTTAATTGTTTTAAATATTCTGCTTTTTGTTCATCAGACATTTGTTGAAAGTCCGGTAATGATTGTACAGCTTGATTTAAATTATCAACATTCATTCCCATCAGCGTTTCGCCGCCTATTTGTGCTAATAATTCTTGTTTAGCTAAAGTACGTGCTACAGTTGCTTCGTCTGTTCCTAGTAATTGTGCCATTTGTTGACGAGCGAATAAATTATTTTTAAGAGTTTTGCCTTCTTGTTTGATAATTGTATTCATTAATTCGGCTTGTTTAACTGCATCTCCTTGCAATGTAGCTTCTCGATATGCATTAGTTAAACTTTGTCCACTTACTTCATCAACTAATCGCCGTCCGGATAATAATTGATATTCTATTTCTTGACCAATACTAGATTCTATATTTAATAAATTTTGTCCTGTTTTATTTAAATCAGCCATAGTTAAACCTAAGGCTTTAGCTTTAACTACTGCTAAAGCTAATTTCTGAGGAATTTTTCCATATTGTACTTGTAAATCTTCAGTTAATGCAGCAGTATCTTCTACTAAATCTCGAGCTGATACTTGTATTCCATATGATGTTGACAAACTTTTTGCAATAGCATCATATTTGATAAGCATTTCATCGGATTTTTTTCCAGTTAACGCAGCATATTGTGTGAATTTATTAGCTTGTTCTGCAGATAATTTTAAATTATTTTGTATTACAGTTTGCGTAGTATATAAAAATTTCTGAGTAGTTTCAGCTGCACCCTTTACCCCGGCAAATCCGCCAACGAGTGCTTTAAGATCTTGTCGATATTTACGTAATTTATTTCCGCCAACGCCTAATGATTTAGACATATTGTCTAATTCTGCACCTAGAACTGTTGCATTTTCTATATTTAAACCAAATGACTGTTGAAGACCTTTATTTGCTTCTTCTAAAAAATTAGTTTTACTAACGGCAGCGCTGTAATTATCTGCTAAATCTCTAATTTCAGCATTAACTTTACCTAATCCACCTATTAATATATTGTTGGTATTTGTTAATCCAGTTGTAGCATCTGCCATGTTACCATATGCATTTGCTAGATCATCCCAAATACCACCTTGTTTCGGTTGTTGTTTTAAACGCTGTATGATATGTAGATTGTTATTGCTCATTTACAATAAATATTTATCTACGAGGATTTTGGGGTGTGTTTTTGTTTGTAGATTTAGTTCGTTTTGAATTTTCAGCGGCTTTTTGTGTTCGTTCATTTTCTTCTTCAATCAATTTATTTATTTTCTTGATGTAAAAACGACGCAAAAATAATGGCATATGATAAATATCATCCCAGCTTAGTCGTCCGGCACAGTACCACAATATTTCAAAAATACTTTCGTGAAATTTTACACGGTCAGCTGGTTTAAAACCAAAGAAGGTCTGCTCCAATTTGAAATGGGGCGATGAAGGTGCTCCCATCTTCACCTTCAAATTCATACTGATAATTTAACCCCGGAGCTTTTAATGTTACGTATTTTCTAAATTCTTTAGCATCGCCGGCTAAAAATGAATAACGTATAAAATCTTTGATTTCTTCGTGATTTCTATTGCCATTTACTTCTTTAATGTAATTTAATAAAAAATCACTAACAGTATTAAAATCGTTAGTTGTTAAATTATATGAAAATTTTATGATATCACCGGCATTCGTTTTGTATTCAAATTCTCCATTATCATCTGAAACTAAATCGAAAGATTTTGGTTGAATTTTCTTTAAATCAACTTTTCGTTCATATTGTTTGCCGTTTTTATTGTCTGTTACTACTACTGGATAATCAGATCCGTATGAAACAATTCGAGCATTAATAATTAAACCATCGCGGTCCAATTCAGCAATATCTGATATAACAACGTCTGTTAATACTAATGATTCTAGTAATTTTTCAAACACAACTCCTTCGCGAATATAACTTATATTAGTTAAAATATCTTCATCATATGCAGTCATATACCGCATTTCTACTTGACCAGAAGCTAATGGATGCGATTTTGGATAAATTACTCCGCCGCTTGGTAAATTTACAATGATACTTGGTAACTTGCTTTGTTGACGTTTTTCGAAACGTTGTTTTGCAATATTAATTATATCTGGATTGCCTAATCTTGTTGTATTTGTATTACTCATATATAACCTTTATTATAAATATGTAAGAACATAAAAAATGGGGGCAAAAGCCCCCATAATAATATAAATTAGAAATTTAAGAATGCCCAATCATATCGAAGTGTCATTGAAATTTCTTGAACTGCATCACTTGACCAATCATATGTGCCAAAATTAGAGTCAACTATAAATGCACCTTTTAAGATCCATTCTTCAATTACTTCTCCTAATGGAGACAGTTGATGTAAACGTATTTCTTTTTTATAGAATGATGAATAGCCATCTCTACCTGTTGCAGATTCATGATGTAAACGTACCCATTCCATTACTGCTTGTGCGCCAGATGGAACAATTGCATCATAAAGTGTTACTTCAATCGAGTTCCATTCAGATTTGCCTTTAACATAACGTTTAACATTGATCATGTCTAAAGCAACTTCGCCGTTTGTCATTGACGGTTTAGCAGAAGTTTTAATAAGATATGACGGAATGCCTTGTACTTCCATGATAAACTGATGTTGACGTTTCGGTTCCCATGAAAATGCAGTATCAAACATTTCATTTTCAGAAGCATAAGCCAAATTTTGATTTATTTGTTGTTCTAATGCCATTTTATATGTCCTTATTTTTAATATAAATATCAACGTAAATAAAAAAAGGTAGAACCGAAATTCTACCTTTTAAACTTTTTATTTTAAAAATACTATTCAGGGAAACTTGCTCCGGTTGGTTGAATATTGAAATCTAAAATAATGAATTCAGCCGTACGAGTCGGTTGAAGGAATATTTGTCCGTATAAAATATTTTGGTCAATTAAATCTGGTGTATTATTTGATTGATCCATTACTACTCGGAATGCATATAATCCTTGCTGAGCTCTTACTTGTTCCATGTATGGATTAACGATGCTTAAGAATCTGTTTCTCGTCGCTGATGTATTTTGTTCAAATACTAAATAACGAGTTGAAGATGCAATAAATTTCTTAACTGTAATTAATAAACGGCGCACATTTACGCGGTCTAATGCGCTCGGGCGAGCCTGTAATGTCTTTTGCCCCCAAACACATACTCCATCATTTAAGAAGTTCGCAATAGGGTTAATACGAGCTTGATACAATGAATCTCGATCTGATTGACTCAATCTCTTATATGTATCAGTTACTTGTGTTAATCCTCCACGATTTAAACAAGCTGGCGCATACCATGGTGCTGATACTGCATCGTTAAATGCTAATACTCCAGGAACCATTACTGATGCTGGTACCCATAATGGAACATTTTTACTTGGATTGATAATTCTCAGCCATGGCCAATAAGTTGCTGCATAGCTACTATCAACTGTTGTTACTTGATTAATTACGGTATCAGTACTGTCTGTTAATGCATTTGAATCCATTACATAAAATGTATCTTGACGAGTTTCAGCCATGTTTCTAGCAATCTGCGTAATATATGGATGTAAACTATGAATGATACCTGGCGTTAACAACATGTTCATATCATAATAGTCGGTATTTGATAACAATGTAAATGCTTTGTTATATGATACAGCACCAGTTGCAGTTGATGTTGAACAATCAAATCCAAATGTATTCGTTGCAGTAATATACTGTCCTGCATATTTTTTTAGATTTGGTTTAGCTCCATCAAAACCTCCTTGAAAACCTACAATAAATTTACGAGTGTCAAGTGATACATTAGTTGATAACGTTCCCGTTGTTAATGCTTCTTCCAATGAACCTGAATATGCAGATGTTAATGACGGGAAAGCTGCTTGTAAAGATTGACTAACATTTCCTAAATAAAAATCTGCGTTGCTTCCAGTTGAGGCATTTGCTACAACGATTGGAGCTAAATAATTCAAATTGTTTTGTTTAGTAAAATCAAATCCATGATAATTATTTGAACTATATGCATTATTTAATACCTGTGATGTAACATATGATGTAGCTAATAAATTAGTCGATGACACATTTGGAACCGGTGAATATAATGCGCGGAAACCAAATGGAATTAATGTTTTATCATTTGTTTTATTTGCAACAGCATCTGTTACTTCAACTCGTATATATTTAGATAAATTTGGATAATCTCCATTTACTACAATGTTATTATTAGCATCTAACGTTTGAAAGCGGTCGCCAATTACGCGAGCAATATAACGAGGAGAATCTGGATCTAAATTTACATTCAAGAATTGTTCAACACGATCTGGAGTAGAATCAGTATCATTTGATGTATATGGCGAATTTGCAATACCTGGTATTACTGTATTAACTCTACGAACTTCTACTGTAAATGTTCCATATCCATTTGGATCAGAAACTTCTGATGATGTTCTTACATCTCGAATACCAACCTTTGTTTCATAATTAACTGAAGTACCATGAGATAAAGTATGAAAACGGAATAAGTTTTTAACAGCACTACCAATTTTTTGTGATGTAATCCATGGTGTATTCGCAGTTTGATAATCTTGACGTAAATCTAAACTAGATATAATACCTAACGTTGTTGTTACAGCACCTAAATTTGCAAATGAAGCAGTAGCTGCGCTATTTTCATATTGAACATATACTGGATAGTCTGTTGATTTAGGTGAATTGCCAAATACTTTTGTTAAGTATTTATTGCTTGAATTTACAATAGATGATGAAATTGCAGCGCCTTCTGCTTCTAAAAATGCACCCGTAAATCCAATTGCAGAATCTGATGCTGCTACATATGATCCTGAAATTTTTAATGCAAATGATCCAGACCCTGCATCAAGCAAAACTGAATCTTCAAATAATGCTGTTGTACCATCTGTTGTTACAGCTTGAGTTGGATGTAACACGTGTGTTATTTCAGAAACAGATGCTGATGTTGCAATGATTGCTAATGCGCCATTAGTTAATCGATATCCATCTTCATATAATAAACGTGTTACTGTAATTACATTTCCATTTCGCAAATAATCTTGTACAACAAATGGAACATATGAATCATCAGTGTATGATCCAAATATTTGTTCAAATTGTCCAAAAGATGTAATTTGCGTAGGAACTAATGCAGGTCCTTTTACTGTAGGTCCTACTACTGATGCACCAATTTGTGCAACGCCGCCGGCTAAAAACGATTGATCTACTTCGTTCGTAAATACGCCTGGCGAAACTATTCTTTCTGCCATTTAATACTCCTATGATTTTTTAATAATAAATATGGGTTTATTCTGTCAAACCAGAATCTGGAGTAAATGTTCCATCAGCTATATTGATTTGCCCATCACCATACCGTTCACGCATTTTGTCAAGTAATTCTTGTTCCTGTTTGCGAAGCGCTTCAAATTCCGTGTAAAATCGTTCTTGTTCCGAATTTAAATATTCTAAACGTCGATTAATTGCAATTTGTTCTAATGAAATACTACCCAATGCATTTGCGTTAGTTGCAAATGAGTTGCGAAGATTTTGCAATTCATCTAGATGTTCTTTGTCTAATTTTCTTGTCATTTTTTCCTTTATTTTGTTTTTAATGTATTTAAATTGTTTTGTATAGCTGTTTTATACATTTCTGGCATATCTTGTTGTTCTAATTCTTTGAATAAAGAAATAGATTCATCCCATAACCCAATCCACCAAGAACTAACAGCTTGTTCAAATCGTAAACCTAATATTCCTGGATATTCTATATCAGTTCGTGTAGCTGCAGGTTCCGTTGCATGTTCTTGTCCTAAAACTGACATGGTATATGATTCTTGCCAATCGCGGTTGCGTTCATATATTCTTGCAAGTAAAAAATATGCTTCTGGTCTTTTAGGTTTTAAAGAAACTGCACGCAATAAAATACCTTTAATTGTAAAGATACGATCGCCTTGGCGTTCAAAACACAAAGCCATACGTAATGATGCTTCATATTGTAAATTTACATCATACCCAAATTCGATGCTACGTAAATAGAATCCAGCAGCCGATGCTGTTTGTCCTTGCTGTTCATATGCATATCCTAGATTAAAATTAACTTCTTGGTTTCTAGGTTCTTGTATATATCGTTGCAACCAATATTCTATTGTCATGATTTACTTTCTGGTGTTACTGCATTTTCACATCCTTGACATAATGCAAAACATTGCAATGGACGTGGAATTACATCTTCATAATCTTGTTCGTAGATGTTTCCTGTAATATGTTTTAAGCCATAATCCATACAACATAATGAAACATCACCATTTGGTAAAACTACATTGTGATATAAATCTTCAATGCATCCGCAAGTCATTGCTTTATCGCCATGATCCATGTGTTGAAATCTATCTTTGTATTTTTCTAATTCTGGTTTAATAATGGCTTCGCCTAACAAATTGCCGGCGCGAGACCAAAATGTTGGAATGTGGGTTTCTGGCCATAAATGTTTAACTGATTCATGCGGTTTTCCCATGCACATAACATAAAAGCCTTGAATATGATTTTCTAATTCTTTAAAACGTTCGAATACTTGAATTAATCTAGGAGTAATAGGATGTTTTGCAATTCGTTCTTGATCTGGAATATGCAAACAAAAACCTCCATTTGGTCCACTTACAAATTTAATATCTTTGATGCGTTCAACATCTTCGAGAGTCATTCCTACACCCGTGCTAAAAGCTGATATTGGATGTCCTTGTTGTGATGCATAAATCAACATGTCCGTACATCGTTTGTTTAGCCATGGCTCAGTAAATCCAGAAAATGTTACGCGTACTTCTTTTGGTAATTTATCAATAACATGTTTAAAGTTTTTAAAAGTCATTGTTTTATCTGACTTATAGACATTCAACAATGTTTTTTGCGGACAAAATGCACAATCAATTACACAACCTTTAGGTGGTATCGACGTTGTAAATTCTAAAGTTGGCCATTCTGTTAATCGCCAATATTCTTTTTTCTCCGCTTTACGATTATCAATGTAAAGAGCTATTTCATTATAATATTCAATAAAATGATCATTCCATAAATCCCATTTAATATCTACCCCATCCCAAGAATAAACATCGAATGTATGAAATTGTTTTAAATAAGTATCGCGAAACGTTCTAAATTTTTCTTTTAGTTCAGGCGTTGATAAATGCCATTCTCCTACAATCTTTTTTACATTTTGTTTGATCCATGATACGCGCTCTGGAGTAAAAATATCATATTCTCCACCTTCACAATCAATTTTCATGAAATCAATTTGGGTTACATTGTATTCTTTTAAGAATGTATCAAATGTAATTGCATCAGCGGTTGCTGTTCTACCGTGAGTTTCAACAACATCTGAAAAATACAATCCTTTAAATTCAGTTTCGCCATCAACATTGTTTATACCTTTATTAATTAAAGTAACATTGTTATGATGACCAATATTTTTCTTCATTGTATCAAACAATGTAGGCTTTGGTTCAAAACAATAAACATGTTTAGGTTGTTTGTCTAATATTGAAAATGTAAATGGTCCTACTGATGCGCCGATGTCTAAAACAACGTCATCTTGTTCGACAGGAAATTTTTCTGTGTAATCTTCTCGTACAAAAATTTCTTCAGTAACCGTTTCTTGAAACCATGCATTTTCTGCAATTTCTCCCCAATCAAATGAAGCTTGTTGTTTTTCTCGTTCAATGAATGAATCAAAGAACGTTTGGGGCATTTTAAGGATATATGCTGCATTATCTTGAAAGCCGAATGATATTAATAAATCATCTCCGTGTTCTGTTAAGCCGCAGCAAAATTCAATCTCGCCACCCATAAAACTAAATGGTTGTGAAACGTGCTCAATATTCCAATCTGCATCCCAGATTACAAAACGATGAGTATATTTTCCATCTTTTTGATCAAGTTTATTTTTAAATAAATCAACTTCGTGGATAATGCAAATGCGTTTTCCTTTATAAGGAATAACTTGAGAACTACCACGCATATCTTGATGTTGACCAGTACCTGGTTTTAATATGCGTTGCCAACATTCTAAAGTCTCTGAATCTCCTTCTATTACCTCGGTTGGGTTAGTCCATTTAACCATGTGCCCGGGCATATCTTCTACAACCATCCAATTCTTTTCACAATATGATGTTTGATCATATGGATGTTTGATGCGACTTCTTTTGATTTCCGTAACAGAACCATCTTTAACTTCAAGTTCAGACATTTCCATACGTCCTTCACCATTAGTTGTAGTGTCTCTGCGAACTCCTACTAAATACAATTTATCATTCCAACGAGTTAATCGACCATCTTCTAATCCAACAAAGTCCCATAATGGAGTTTTATCAAAACGACTTGTGTCAATTTTTGTGTATGATTTTAATTGTAAGTCTGCGGTTAATTCACAAAACCAATTTGTAGTTCTAAGATGTTGATCTGCTTCTGGATGAAGATATGCTAACGGTCCCCACCGATTAATAAAAACTTGATTGTTTTCTGAATGATATAAGGTATAATTTACATGACGAAGATTCATGATTAATTTGCCATTATCATTGTAGATAGATGGATTCATTAATCCAGTACCGCCAGTAACATCATTGGGAAGTGTTATAGGATGTATTGATCCTCCGTTACGCGTAACAGTTTTAACAAAGTTTGAATTCATATAACTTATTATATGAAATATATTTCAATAATCCAAAATAATTATCTACCTAACATTGAGTTGTATGTTTGAAGAATTGTATTAAGTTCAATAACACTCTCGGAGCCTATAAAGTTTCCAATAAATGCAAATTGATAGTTTTTCGTAGCACCTCCAATTATAAAGACTGAATCGATATATAAAGGCCATTGACCGCCAAAGATTACCGGAGACTGCAGATTGCCTCCAGAAATAACAGACACGCGGTTTAAACCTGATTGTTGAGCTCTAAATAATCCAGATAATCCTACCGAGCCAGCTGAATCATTACTAGTATATTCGGTAGCGCCAGCGGTCCAATATACTTTATTTAATCCATTAACTTGGCGATTTGCTCCAAAATCCCATGCTCCATAGATACCTGTATCTAAACGTAGATCTCGAAAATCTTCTACATTATTCGTATTAGTATACATTCCATATGCAAACTGTACGTTATTGAATGAATTAGTGTACGGTCTAGTGCTTTGAGCAATACCATAATTTGCTTGTGACCCATTTCTATCATGTATCCAATTGCCACTAAAATTTAAATATTCAGATGGATTGCTTAAAGACCATTTATTTTGTTCTGCAGTTTCTCCTGCAAATGGATAATAGTCTAGATTTACGGCTGAACTACCTAGTTGAGATGTAGATGTTAGTATCGCTTTTTGTAAGTATTCTAAAGCAGCGATGCGCGTTGGGTCAGTAATGCCAGAATTAGCTAAGAATGTATTTAACTTACTGTCTGATACTCGTATTTCAACATATTCAGTAGTTGTTCCTACATCATCTGTTGCACTAACTTCTAAACGTATAGTTGTAAATAAAACAGTATTATCTGGCATGAAATACGGCTGCGTATCTATGATATCGCCTTTACTGTTTGTGAACGGGAATGGCCCTTGTGTTTGAATTAAACCGCCATCTGAATAAAACTTATATAGATATGAAATATTCCCAGTTCCGGTCCAAGTACCTCTTGTTATATTTGGAGCTGATACTCCAGAAATTAATTCACCTATTCCGAAACTAGGTGCAGCGGTTGCTGTTGGTCCTGCTGCTGGTGGTTCTTGAGGAATTAGGTCTTTTGTTTCAGAATTCCAATAAAAGTACAATAAGTTTCTTCCTGTATTGACTACATAATACCCAGTGTCTGCAAAATTTGTATCACTGCCGCAAAAATCTTCTGCATAAAAACGATTATCATTACCAGCTTCAATATTAAAAATATCTGGCGAATTTGCTGCAGCTATCAAACTAATCTCACTATATGTCGTCTCAAACCTATCGCATGTTGGACCTGCAGTTGGCCAACCTGGGATTCCGGATGTTGCTAAGCCGCCGATATTAATAACACTAGTAATATTTGTCCCAGCAATTTGAGAAATAGAACTTAATGGTATTCCTGATATATTTGCCATATTATAATGCTATCCATGTATTATCCGGGTCAAATCTTACAATTATTTTATCAGATGCATCATAAATGTTATGCCCAATTAATCTAACAAAACGACCTGAACCGGTTGGGGCAATTTCAGTTACATATCCAGTATTTGTTGTAGAAACATATAAAGGTCTTCCGGAAGGTGCCGTCCCGCCGAATTGGTCGTGGTATGTTGTTGAATAAATACCGTTTAATAAAACAGTAGTTACACCTTCAGCACCTGCACTTTCAACACATATACCTAATAACTTAGTTGCGGTTTGTGTATCTGCATCTGCAGGTTCCCAATTATTATTTGTAGTTAAATGTAAAAGTTGACCTGGGGTTACGGAACTTACTGCAGAAACATCAGCTTCGCCAATTATTAGTCCATTAAAATAAACTTGGTCGGTCCAGTTTTGTAAATCGGCATATCTATTAACTGAACTTACACCTTGTCTAATAACAGGGCCACCGCTGATTAGGTTTATATCGACGCCACCACCATAAAAAGTATTCCCAGATTGCCATCTTAAAGTTCCAGAGTTACCATTTATTTCAGTACTAGAAACTAGTGTCAATGTGCTTCCGTCAAATGTTAAATTTGATTCAGCAACAGCTGCACCAGCACCATCAGATGTTAACATTTCGTTATTAGATCCAGGAATAGATCCACCGCCACCGGAGATACCTTGAATACCTTGCGTACCAGTTGTACCTTGTGTTGCTGTTCCAACTGCTCCTTGCGTACCAGTTGTACCTTGTGCTCCCGTGGTTCCTTGCGTAGCAGTACCTACGGCACCTTGTGCTCCCGTGGTTCCTTGCGTAGCAGTACCCGTAGTACCTTGGGCACCAGTTGTTCCTTGTGTACCAGTTCCTCCAGTTGCACCCTGTGCACCTGTTCCTCCTGTATTTCCTTGCGCACCAGTAGCTCCTTGCGTACCTGTGCCTCCAACATTACCTTGTGTGCCTACGGCACCTTGCGTACCCGTTCCTCCCGTTCCTCCAGTTGCACCTTGTGTACCAGTTGTTCCTTGTGCTCCAGTGCCTCCAACATTACCTTGGGTGCCTACGGCACCTTGTGCTCCAGTGCCTCCAACATTACCTTGGGTGCCTACGGCACCTTGCGTACCTGTGCCTCCAACATTACCTTGTGTGCCTACGGCACCTTGCGTACCCGTTCCAGTTGTTCCTTGTGCTCCAACAACTCCCTGAGCACCTATCGCACCCTGTGTTCCTGTTGTACCTTGCGTACCATTCGTACCAGCAGTACCTTGCGAGCCTACGGCTCCTTGTGCTCCTGTAGCACCCTGCGTACCAAGAATACCTTGAATTCCCTGAGCACCTGTTGCACCTTGCGTACCCGTT